GTCACCAAGATGTCACCGTGACTACACTTTTGTTCAACAAACTTAAGCCTGTTATCAACGACCCTACGTGGGACGAGGCAATCAGGTGTGAGCATGAGATACAAATGCTATGTGAGGACATGACAAGGGATGGCTTCTACTTCGATAGATCACAAGCTGACTTACTCCTTGACGAGATAGAGCTAAGGATGTTAGAGCTAACAGACTCCTTCCAAGAGGACTTCCCTCCGCAGTTACAAGAGGTTAACCGTATCAAGTACAGACGTAAGGCTGATGGTTCTCTCTTCTCTAACGTCACTAAGGCACAAGAGAATTATGAACAGACCAAGGTTGACTGGTCAGTAAAACCACCAGAGCTAGTATGTTATGACTACATAGAGTTTAACCCTGCCTCACCCAAGATGCGTATAGAAAGACTTTGGGAAGCAGGTTGGACACCATACGAAAAAACAAAAGGACACATTGAATATGAACGAGCAAGTAAACAAAGATCGTGGAGCTAAGTTTGCCAAGTACGGGTGGACACTATCCGAGGCAAACCTTAACACACTGCCTGAGACAGCACCTGCAGGGGGCAAACGTCTTGCCGAGTGGTTGACCCTTGAGGGGCGCAGATCGTCACTGGTTGAGTGGCTAGGGCACTGTGGGGATGACATGCGTATCCATGGTAGGTTCTCACACATCGGGGCATGGACAGGACGTATGGCACACCGAGCACCTAACCAAGCTAACATCCCATCGGAGTTTCATGGCACACCCAAGTCAGCTGTGGAAGAGGTGAAGCATCGTTATGATGGTAGGTTCCGTAGCCTATGGACAACACCTGATGGTTGTTTGTTGGTGGGTACTGACGCAGAGGGTATCCAGTTACGTGTGCTTGCACACCTCATGAAGTCAGAGGAATATGTACACGCTATTGTGTCGGGCAATAAGGATGACGAGACTGACATCCACAACCTTAACCGCAAGGCTTTAGGTATGTCACACATCACGAGAGACATGGCTAAGACATTCATCTACGCCTTCCTGCTGGGAGCAGGTAACGCCAAAGTAGCACAGATACTTAAGGTCAAACCTAAAGAAGCAACACAGGCAGTAGATAACTTCATGCAGTCTATCCAGGGTCTAGCAGAGCTAAAGAATAAGATCATACCCTACGTTGCTGGTCGTGGTTACTTCAAGGGTTTAGATGGACGTAAGGTTAAGGTACCCTCAGAGCATAAGACATTGGCTGGTATGCTGCAGAATGGTGAGTCTGTCATCATGAAACACGCAGCACTCCAATGGGTACGTCAAGCTAAGGAACAAGGCTTAGACTTTAAGCTAGTCACATGGCCCCACGATGAATGGCAAACAGAAATACGTGGTGGTATGGATGAAGCAGAACAATTAGGTTTACTACAACGACAATCTATTGTTGACATCGGTGAGAAATTCGGTATGATATGCCCTCTCGCTGGCTCAACTGACATCGGTAACAACTGGAAGGATACACACTAATGCTCCCATATTTAATTGCACTATCCCCTGTGTTTTTTGTCTTGACAATACAGGCAATCATCTATAAGTCTAACAACACTAAACGCCAGTAAAGGAGTTAACTCAATGGCAGAGAAGAAGAAAACTAAGTTCGGTGTATTTGAAGGTGAGTTGTTTTATGCTCGTTTGTTTGAGGATACCATGGACAACGCTGAGTATCATGAACGTACCCAAGGTCAATACAACACCATGTTTGTACCTAAAGACAGTGACGAATTGAATCGCCTGATCAACATGGGTTTCCCAGAAGTATCTATGGGCAACCAGATGGTCAAGCCTATCGCTGCAGCTGATGATCGTATGGGTGTTAAACTCAAGCGCCCTAACGTACACCCTTCCGGCATCGAAGACTTTGGTGGTGCGCCAGCAGTTACTCACGGTGTGACCAGTCAGAAGTGGGACAACATTGTTGATGGTAACCTAGGTAATGGCACTAAGGTTAAGGTCAAGGTCTCTATCTATGGCGAGGGTTCTACCGCAGCAGTACGATTGGAGAAGGTTGGTGTTGTTGAACACGTACCTTACCAAGAGTTAGCTGAGGCTGATGACCGCTGGTAAAATACAGGAGGGGGGCTTAGGCTCCCCTTCAACCTACATAGGAGACTAACATGATCTTTCTTTTAATATGGTTTCAAGTAGTAGAAGAACAGGGAGTAAGGTATCACCACCTATCCACTCACACTAATGAAACACTTTGCATGGATGAATTAAGACACGCATCTGTGTTAGTAAACGATAAGACAGAAACTATCGAATGTGTAGGAGTTAAGATAGATGATTAAAGCAACCTACATTAACCACATGGGCAATGACCTGACCGTAGCTAACGCAGCCCGTGTATCGTTTGGTAAGACAAGTGAGATGGAAGATGATCCTTGGGGGCCACCTAAGCTCAAGGCTAAGGACGATAAGCTGATCCGTTATCTAGCCAAGCACAAACATATCAGCCCATTCGGTCATTGCTTTGCGTCCTTCCATGTCAAGGCTCCAATCTTTGTAGCACGGCAGCTAGTCAAGCATAAGTTCCTACGCTGGAATGAGATTAGCCGTAGGTATGTGGATGATGAACCTGAGTTCTATACGCCTGATGTATGGCGTGGACGTAGTGCCGACAAGAAGCAAGGGTCTTCAGACGAGCCTGTTGAGTTTTTACGGATGCAGGGTTTTTTAGAGCAAACGGTGGGTGACGCCACCTTTAAGCATAAGCTACACAGTCTCACCTTGTATCACGATATGATAAACGAAGGAGTAGCTCCTGAGCAAGCCCGTATGGTGCTGCCACAGAGTATGATGACCGAATGGTACTGGTCTGGTTCACTAGATGCCTTCTCTGACATGTGTAACCTACGCTGTAAGCCTGACACACAGGCAGAGACACGAGAGGTAGCACGACAGATTGACCACAAGATGATTGAGCTATTCCCTGTGTCATGGGATGCGCTGACGGAGAATGATGAATGATAAAAAGTGAGTGGCGTAGATTGATAGCAGAAGAAGAAGCCTTTAAGGAGAGTGTATTGGCAGAGCATACAGCAGACATAGTGAACGAACCCGAACACTACGCCAGATGGAAGATAGAACCCATCACCTACATCATGCGTAACGACTTTGAGTTCTGGCGTGGTAACATCATTAAGTATGCCAGTCGTGCGGGGTACAAGTTATACGGAGGCAAGACTCAGGTTGAGTCAGAGATCACCGACCTACAGAAAGTAATACGTTATGCTGAGATGCGTATCAATCAGTTAGAGGGTAAGGATAAGCTATGAACAAGCAAGTCCTAGTAGACGGAGACCCCTTCGCCTACCGTGCAGCCTTCTCCTGTGAGGATGACTCAGAGGATGATGCCCTGGATAAAGTAGATGATGTCATAAACACAGCCCTCCAAGAGGTTATGTGGGAGGTGTCCGAGGATGACTATCAGATATTCCTGACTGGCAAAGGTAACTTTAGGTATGACATAGCTATCACTCATGAGTACAAGGGTAACCGTAAGGGTGCAGAGAAACCAGCACACCTCCAAGCTATTCGTCAACACATGATAGACAACTGGTCAGCCATTGTGTCAGAGGGTGAAGAGGCAGACGATCTACTAGGCATCTGGGCTACTGCGTATGGGCCTAACGCCACCATCATATCTATTGACAAAGACATGCTGCAGATCCCATGTCACCACTTCAACCCCAACAAGAAAACCTTTACCACCATGTCTGAACGGGAGGGTTCCAAGTTCTTCTACACTCAGATCCTTACAGGTGACAAGGCAGATAACATCATAGGTCTATATGGCATTGGACCTAAGAAAGCTGAGAAGTTATTATCTGATTCTGTTACTGACGAGGAGATGTATGAGGTGTGTCTACGTGCCTACGGGGGTGACGAGGATCGTGTCATTGAGAATGCTAGGCTACTATGGCTTCGCCGTTACGAAGGACAACTATGGGAGCCACCTAAATGCGTTTCAGATCAGGCTTAGAAAAGAGGACAGCTGCTTGGTTAACCCTACGAAAGGTTAAGTTCAAGTACGAGAAGACAAGAATACCCTACTCTGTGTCAGAGACAAGGCACTACACCCCAGACTTCCAGTTACCTAATGGTATATACGTTGAGACCAAAGGCAGATTCCTTCCGTCGGACAGAAAGAAACATTTACTTGTCAAGAAACAGTATCCAGAGCTTGACATTAGGTTTGTTTTCAGTAATCCTAAGGCCAAGATCAGGAAGGGTTCCAAGACATCTTATGCTGATTGGTGTGACAAACATGGGTTCTTGTACGCACAAGAGTATATACCTGTAGAGTGGGTAAAGGAAAAGAAGAAATGATAATCAAGATACACAGGGTAGTGGGTGGACCGTACTTCTTAGATGAAGAAAACTGTTACTATAATCTGTGCTTAGTAGAGCATGAGGATGGTAGCCTGGAGAACGAGGAGGTTCTTATGGATGACTTCGACAGTGCCTATGAAATGATTAAGCACTTAAGTACAACGATAGAACCTATCATCTTAGAATATAATGTAGGGATGAAATAATGGTGGTTGACAATGTTTGACTTAGATAGTAAAATTCGTGCTCTTGTGGAAAACTACGGCATTGAGTTGTTGTTGGAGCAGAACGAAATCTCCGAAAGATTAGTGGTTGAGTTTCTTATAGAAGAAAAACTTATCGACTTGGACGATTACTTTAACTTAGACGCAGAGATGGCTGAATGGAAAAGGATAGAGGAATGATTACGATAGAAGACATCGAGGCTTTCAGCATTGTTAATGTCACTCCTATGGAGTACTCTTATTGGGTAGAAGACAAGATCATAACAGAGGGTGAGACACGTTTAGTGGAGAACACCCTAGGTCTTGTAGGTGAGTCAGGGGAAGTAGCAGAAAAGATCAAGAAGTATCTTCGGGACAATACAAAGGTAAGCCAGAAGGAGATCATCAAAGAGTTGGGTGATGTTATATTCTACGCAACTGCCTTGGCTAACTACTTCTACAGTAACTTACCTGAGGTTATGGAAGCTAACATGGATAAACTAAACGATAGATCTAATCGTGGTGTCATTAAAGGATCAGGAGATAACAGATGAAACAGAAATGGGTGAACAATATATTCGTGAGGTTCTTGAGGTACTCAGTGATGTGGTCAGAGCATCGTCAGGCTATTAAGCATCTTAACACACTATCCGACAGACAGCTTAAAGATATCGGTCTTAACCGTGGTGACATTGACCGTATGGTCTGGTTAGAAGAAGATAAAACTATGCGAGGACGAGGCGAATGATCAGCAACCAACTACCAACAGATTATCAATCCTTCATTCACAAGTCACGGTATGCCCGTTGGCTAGAAGAAGAAGGACGCCGTGAGACATGGGGTGAGACAGTATCCCGTTACATGGAACTTGTGTACCCTAAGATCGGAAAGGACAGCTACACCAAAGAGATCGAACAGGCTATCCTGTCACTGGATGTCATGCCATCTATGAGAGCCTTGATGACAGCTGGTCCTGCTTTGGCACGGGACAACACGGCAGGGTACAACTGTAGCTACCTACCCGTAGATGACCTTAAATCCTTCGATGAAGCTATGTTCATCCTCCTCTGTGGTACTGGTGTCGGGTTCAGTGTCGAGAGACAGTTCATCAGCAAGCTCCCAGAGGTGCCTCAACTCTTCGAGAGTGAGTCGATCATTGTCGTTAAGGACAGTAAGGAAGGCTGGGCTAAGGGGTTCCGTCAATTGATTGCACTCCTTTATAGTGGTGAGATTGCTCAGTGGGATGTGTCTAAGGTTCGTCCAGCTGGTGCTAAACT